CAGTTGAAGGCGCAACCACTGATGGCCGCGCAATTCCGCGTGAGCACATTGCGCAAATGGCGAAAAACTATGACCCGACGATGTACGGGGCGCGAATTGACCTTGAGCACATCAAAGGCATCACGCCGGACAGCCCGTTTCGCCGTTTTGGTGACGTGGTGGCGCTGTCAGCTGAAGAAATTGCTGACGGGCCGCTAAAAGGCAAGCTGGCGCTGTTCGGGGATATCGATCCAACAGATGAGCTGGTTGCTATGACCAAAGCACGCCAGAAAATCTATACCTCAATTCAGTACAACCCCAAGTTCGCGGATACCGGTGACGCAGCGCTCAACATGGCGCTGGCAAACAAGCGCACGATGGAGGAAAACGCCGGGCTGCTGATGGGGATGAAATCAGCCTTCCAGCTCTCAAACGATAAGGTCGCACACATCGGCGACGTGCTGTCGATGACCATGAATAAAACGGCCGCTGACTTTGACGGGCTTAGCGACTCGCTGACCTACGTCGCCCCGGTAGCAAAAAACGCGGGCGTCAGCATCGAACAGGCTGCAGCAATGGTCGGCGCTCTGCACGATGCCAAAATCACAGGCTCAATGGCAGGTACAGGAAGCCGCGCCGTGCTGAGCAGGCTGCAGGCTCCTACCGGCGAATCATTCAAGGCTATCAAAGAGCTGGGTATTAAAACGGCTGACGGCAAAGGAAATACCCGCCCGATATTCACCATCCTGAAAGAAATGCAGGCGAGTTTTGATAGACACAAGCTGGGAACAGGTCAGCGCGCCGAGTATATGAAAACCATATTCGGCGAGGAGGCCAGCTCATCGGCCGCCGTGCTGATGACCGCCGCCTCAACCGGTAAGCTCGATCAGCTGACCGCCACGTTTAAAGCCTCTGATGGTAAAACGGCCGAGCTGGTCCAGGTCATGCAGGATAATCTCGGCGGCGACCTGAAAGAGCTGCAGTCTGCTTATGAGGCTATTGGCACCGATCTCTTTGACCAGAACGACGGCAGCCTGCGCGCACTTACCCAGGACACGGCAGCACTGCTGCTGACGGTTGATAACTGGATTAAAGCTAACCCTGCGCTGGCAGGCGGTATAGCAAAAGTGGTAATGGGCGGGCTGATGCTGGCCGGGGCGCTGGGCGCAATCGGGCTGGTAGCCTGGCCGGTAATTGCGGGCGTGAATACCCTGATTGCCGGTGCGGGGTTTCTCGGCACGGCATTCAGCATCGCTGGCGGAGCCATTACGGCCGCGCTCGGCGCTATCACGCTGCCGGTGGTGGCCGTCGTGGCGGCAATCGTGGCCGGGGCGCTACTGGTGCGCAAATACTGGGAGCCTGTCAGCGCCTTTATAGCAGGCATGGCCGAAGGGTTTACCGCAGCGATGGGGCCGATCAGTGATTCCTTCGGTTCGCTGAAGCCGGTTTTTGAGTGGGTAGGTGGCAAGGTCAAAGAGCTGTGGGACTGGTTCGGCAAACTGCTGGAGCCGGTGAAATCCACGCAGACCGAACTTGCCGCCGCCGGAGACATGGGTAAGAAGTTCGGCAACATGCTGGCCGAGGCGCTGAAAATCCCGAGCCACGCGCTCGATCAGCTTATGGGCGGCATCAACTGGGTGCTGGATAAGCTCGGCATTATCGACACGAAATCCGATGGCCTCAAAGACAAAGTCCCGTCCCCGGATCCGGTAGCAACCGGTGGCGCGGGCGCAGATACCGGCGGGCTGCAATACAACATCGCCTATGGTGGCGCGCCTTACCGCCCGGTTTCAGCTCCGTCAGCCGGGGGCGGATTCACCGACCGCAGCCAGAATACTTATCAGTATGAAATCAACATGCATGAGGGTATGACCAAAGACGACGCAATGGCGCTGATGGCGCAGCACCAGGCAAAAGAGCAGCGCAACCGGCAGGCACAGAACCGCAGCAAAATGGGCTGGGAGGATTAAACGATGATGATGATTTACGGCATGATGCCGTTTATGCGACAGACCCTGCCTTACGGGGATATGCAGCAGAATATCGACTATCGCTGGCCCACTAACAGCCGGTTCGGGCAGCGTCCGTCGGCGCAGTTTATCGGGCCGGGCGATGAAAAAATCACGCTATCCGGGGAGCTTCGCCCGGAAATCACGGGCGGCTCGGTGTCGCTGATGACCGTCCGTCTGATGGCCGACGAGGGGATGGCGTGGCCGCTGATTGGTGGCAGCGGCATGATTTACGGCATGTACGTGATTGAGAGTATTTCTAACACCTTCAGCGAGTTTTACCCCAACGGGACGGCCAGTAAAATCATGTTTACCCTGAGCCTGAAGCGCGTTGACGAGTCGCTTACCTCAATGTTTGGCGATCTGAAGAAACAGGCTGACGGACTTATCAGCGGTTCCGCCAGTCTGCCAGGGCAGCTTACGTCAGCAATCGACGGCGTGAAGTCTGCGGCCGGTAGTCTGATTTCATCTGCAGTGGGGCTGCTCGGATGAACGGGATAAGCAGCCTGCCGGTGCAGGCCGGGGCGCAACTGACGCCTGATTTCATGCTCAAGGTTAACTCCAAAGACGTCACAACCAATATCCGGGATCGCCTTATCTCGATGACGCTGACCGATAATCGCGGCTTTGAGGCTGACCAGCTGGATATTGAGCTGGACGACGCCGACGGGCAGCTGGCTATGCCGGTGCGCGGCGCAGTGATAACGCTGTTTCTCGGCTGGAAAGGCCAGACGCTTTTCGGGAAGGGTAATTTCACGGTGGATGAGGTAGAGCACCACGGCGCGCCGGACACTATGACCATCCGCGCCCGCAGTGCTGATTTTCGTGGCTCGCTTAATTCCCGCCGGGAGGTGTCCTATCACGACACCACCCTGGGGGAAGTCGTGACGCAGATTGCCGGTCGCAATAACTTAAAGCCAATGCTGGCCGATGGATTCGCCGGAATTGCCGTGGCTCACATTGACCAGACGCAGGAGACAGACGCTAAATTCCTGACGCGACTCGCCACACTTTACGGCGCTGTTGCGGCAGTAAAGGCCGGGCGGCTTCTGTTTATCCGGCCCGGTAACGGCGTCACCGCCAGCGGCAAGCCAATTCCACAGATGACGATTACGCGACAGGATGGCGACCGGCACAGCTTCAGCATTGCCGACCGTGGCGCATACACGGGCGTCTCTGCGAGCTGGCTGCATACCAAAGACCCGAAGCCAAAGAAAGTTAAGGTGAAGCGCAAGCCGAAGGTAAAGCACCTGCGCGCGCTGGAGCACCCCGCGGCTAAAAAGAAAAAGGTGACTGCGACCAAAACACCGGAGGCCAGAGAGGGCGATTATCTCGCAGGGACTGAAGACAACATTTTTACGCTGACGACCGTGTATGCGACGAAAGCGGCAGCGATGCGGGCAGCTAAAGCAAAGTGGGATAAGCTGCAGCGCGGCGTCGCTGAATTCTCGCTTACGCTCGCGATGGGACGTGCCGACCTGTACCCGGAGACGCCGGTCAGGGTGAACGGCTTTAAGTCGGTGATCGATGCGCAGCCGTGGATTATCAGTAAGGTGACGCATAGCCTGAGCGGCAGCGGGTATACAACCACGCTTGAGTTTGAAGTGCTGCTTTCAGATATTGAATATCAGTCAGAAACAGAGGGTGAAACGGAAACTGCTTAATTCGGGTGTAATTTGCAAAAGACAATTTGCATATTCAAACTAAGTGGCTCTCCCCTGCCCTTTTTTGAGGATATTAATCATGATGCACTGCCCTTTATGCCAGACAGCAGCCCACGCAAAAAGCAGCCGCTATGTTTCAAAAGAAACAAAAGAACGTTATCACCAATGCCAGAATATTAATTGCAGCTGCACATTCAAAACGCATGAGACCGTTACTGGAATGATTGTCTCACCTGGGCAAATCAATAAGGTTCCACTCTACACCAGCCAACAGCAACCTTCCCTTTTGCACTAATTTAGCCCGCTCAGCGGGCTTTTTCATGTTTGAAAAACTACAATCAAACATTGAATACTGGTTTTTTATACAGTAATTTAACCCCCTTTTATCAAGGGGGCTGCATGGCAATAAGGAAATTGAATACAGGTAAGTGGCTCTGCGAGTGCTATCTCAATGGAAGGGATGGTAAACGAGTGAGACGACAGTTCAGGACCCGAGCTGAAGCCATTGCCTTTGAGCAATACACTCAGGACGAAATGAAGGCTAAACCCTGGCTGGCTGAGAAAGAGGATAACCGCAAGCTTAGCGAACTTATCGAGCTATGGTACAAACTGCACGGTTGCTCGCTAAGTGACAGAAAAGGCCGACTCGGCAAACTCAACATTATCTGTAATGGCATGGGAAACCCCGTTGCTGCCTCTATCACTTCGAAGGATTGGGCACATTATCGGGAGCGACGTTTACAGGGCCTCATACAGAATGGATACAAAACCAGTGATAAATCGTTAAAGGTCTCACCGGGTACCATTAACTGTGAGCATGCATTCCTTCGCGCTCTTTTTAATGAGCTGGAACGGCTTGGCGAAATTAGCTACCCCAACCCACTTAAAAATATACGCGAATTTGATCAGCCAGAGAAAGAAATGGCATGGCTGACTGAAGCCCAGATACAAAAGCTGTTTGCCGCCTGCAAAGTTCACGATAACCCTGATCTGACGCTGATTATCAAAATCTGCCTTTCAACCGGGTGCCGGTGGAGTGAAGCCGCGAATCTTAAAGCCTCACAATTGTCTCCAAACAAAATTACCTTCATCAATACCAAAGGCAAAAAGAACCGTTCGGTACCCATCGGCAATGCCCTTTATAACGAATTAAAAGACAAAGAAGGCCGTTTTTTTGCAGAGTGCTATCGCCAGTTTTATCGGGTCATTCGCCTGGCCGGCATTGAATTACCAGAAGGCCAGATGAGCCATGTACTGCGCCATAGCTTTGCCAGTCACTTTATGATGGCCGGGGGAAATATCATCGTGCTGCAGCGCATCTTAGGACACTCAGATATCAGAGTAACAATGCGTTATGCGCACTTTGCGCCAGATCATCTCGAAGACGCTATCAAGCTGAACCCAATTGCAAATTTGATTTGCTGAGCGAATAATCGGTCATACGTTTATTCAGGATAAAAAAGCGATTAAATGAAACTTGGAAGGTTAGGTTCAGTTTTGGTAGTCATTACTATGCTGGCTGGTTGTGCTACCAACATGTCGGAAAGAGCATCTCGCGTGCAAATAATCTCCGCAGAAGATGCAAAACAATATCAATTTGTCGCTAACTTAACGGGCACTTCTACCCTGACCGGGGTAGCAAGGCATACCGGTTATCAAAATGCATTAAATGAAGTATTAGATAAAGCTGCTACAGCTGGCGCGCAATATGTAGTTCTCGATCCTAATAGTGCGCCTTCGTATTGGACAACAAGTGAAGTTGTTAGAGGCACCGCTTACAAGAATAAATAGCCGCCACTATAGTTCAAAATAGATGATTACAAGCACGTTACGCCACTGTTTAATGCCGAACATTGGCGGTTAGAGCGTGGCGACAAAGTGGCGGCACAGAGTCCAGCAGAGTAGCACAGAAGGTAACAGGAAGGGGTTTAACTGATTGTTTTTTCTATAAGTTACTGTTTTTAATGACCAACCAAAAAAAGACCGAATACGATTCCTATATTCGGTCCAGGGAAATGGCTCTCAAGGAGCCGTGCGCTAAAAGTTGGCATTTATGAAGGCGATGTCGCCTTGCCATTTAACATTAGAACAGCGC